GCGCCGGTGATGGTTTGGTCGCCGGTGAGGGTGACGGCGTTTTCGATACGGGTGTTGGCTTCTCCGATTCTGCCCAATACGTTCTCGCTCAGCTCGTCGATGGCGCGGTTGACGGCGGCGGTGGTGATAGCTTTGTTAGCTTCGGCGGTGTTGGCGCTGACTCTGTCGGCAAGCTGCACGATGCCTGCGCGTGATGTTGAGGCGGTCGGAATGCTGAAGCCACGGACGGCGTTGGCGGCTTCGACGGCTTTGTCGTAGGCGGCTTTTACGGCTTTGGGCGTGGCTGCGCGGTCTTCCGCCTGGCTTTCGGTGCTGTTGTCAAGCTGCACGATGCCGGCGCGTGATGTGGTGGCGGTGTCGATGGCGTGGGTGTGGCCGCTGCTTTGTACGGCGTTTTGGCTTCGGGCGGTAATCTGACCCGGCTGCCCTAATGAGATGGTGCAGGAAGCGGTCAGGTTGCCGCCGCCCGTCAGTCCGTTGCCTGCGTTGACGGCGGTGGCTGATGCTGCTTTGCCTGCCGTTTCCCTCTGAATGGCTTCGGCTTGGTTTTTAAGCCAGAGGGTGCGGTTGGCCAATTGTTTTGCCTGACGGTTGTCTATACCGTCCGGACCTCCCATCACGGGGTCGGAGGTTTCTAATTGATAAATGCCTGTTTCCCATTGTGCTGTTTCATTCAAATTTGCCATTATGCAGTTCCTCGGTTAAATGTTCCGTCTCTCGATGCCAGTCCGTTATGCCGGACGGCAGCGTGTCGGTAATCCAATGCCGCCAATATGCATCGTGCAGGTGCGAAGGCTTGCAGGGTATGTCGCAGCAAAGCTGCCTGGTCATTGGTTACTGCACCGTTCATGGTGATACGGTAATGTGCCCAGTGATCTGACTGTCCGTGCGTGTAGGTTCCGTCCCGTCTGACTTCGCCGTTGTGTTTCTTATTACCCAAGCCTTCGATGATTTCGACTTCTCCGAGGCCGAGCCGCCGCACGATTTCGCGTATCGCCCAGGGCGTACCTTTCATACGGTGCAGCTGGTACGCGCCCTTAATCAGCTTGCGGCGCGTCTGGTCGCTTTCAGCCAACCAGTAGCCGTCCGCACCTAAAATGCTGCGACCCTCCGCCAGCAGCGCCAAGTGTTCCGGAGCAACCAAATCTACCAGCCTCGGCAGTAGTCTGACCGCATCGACCTCATCCATCCTCAAGCCTAAATCCGCCAACATTTTGTAACGTCGGTCGTGTTCGATAACGGATGCGTAGGAGAGTTTTGCCATTGCTAACCCTCCGCCGTTTCAGGCGAGATGCGGATATTGACGGAAGTGCATCTTGCCCATTGGTCGGGTTGGACGACGGTCAGCGTGGGCGACTTTAAAACGACGTTGTATACGCCTGCCGCCTTCAATGCCGTCTGAATGTCCAACGGCACGATGTCCGCGCCCAGTTTTCCGCGGCGGGATGCTTCATAATTCGTCCAAGCCAGTTTTACTGTCGCCGATACTTCGGCAGGATTCGTACCCGTGAACAGCGTGAGTTCCGCATCCAGCGTGTAATCGATAACAGAAGGGGCGGCAACGCTTACCGTGTCGCAAAGCGGGCGAATACGTTCGTCAGATAATGCCCGCTGCACTTCGCCGATGAGTTCGGAAGACGGCAGTCCGTTTTTAGTCAGTACCGTTACCTGTACCCGGCCGCCGACCGGCTCGCCACCTGCCGTTCTCAGGTTGCCGACATGAACGTCGCAAATGACAGGATTGACACGTCGTGCAAAGTATTCGTATGCGCCGACAGGCCCCGCCACGCTGAAACTTTCCGGGGCGAGCAGGATGCGTTGCCGATAAGCATCGTCCGACTCCCTGTCCGCACCGCCTGCCGATACTTCGATATTGGCGGCAGATACGCCGTCAATAGGACTGACCAAGGTATTGATTTGTCCTGCGGCAAAACCATTGCCGGACACACCTGTCTGCGTGCAGACAGCCTCTAAATCCAAAGTTCGGCCGGCTGGTGAGAGCGTGCCTTCCGATGCCGTCTGAAACACGGTCGCACCTGCGGCAATCTGCGTACTTTGCGGGATGACGACGGGTTCGCTGTGGGAAGCTGCAAGGGTAAAGCGGATGGTGCAGCGGGAGGCTGATGCCTCAAGGCGCGGCGTGTTCACATCATCACCGCACAAATCCAACATCAACCCCGTTGCAAAACGCGGGTGCTGCTGGCGGTAGGCTTCGTTCAAGGCTTTACGGGTCAACATTTCGCGGTAAGCATAGGTATTGATAATCAGACGCTCGATGTGGGCGGGCTGCAGGGTTTTGCCGCTTTTTGCCTCATAGTCGGCAATGGTCTGTGCCAAAATCTCGGTAAGGTCGTCTGAAACTGCCTTAAGCTCTTCACGCTTAATTTTGCTCAAATCCATGCCGCCTGCTCCAATCTGATGTCTGTCGTATAAACCTCGCCTGCCGCCTTATCGGCGATACGCCAATAAACCGTCATAGTCAGATGCGGTGCGGCACCGTCGAAAATAATGTCCTCAACCACTGCCCGCTTCTCCCACGTCTGTATGGCCAGCACGGTTTCGCGCACGATATTGGGGACAAACACGTCTTCCGGCGTGTCCAGCCATTTGTAATGGTCGGAGCCGAAATCAGGACGGGTAACGTCCGCACCTTTGCGGGTCGATAAAATATTGCGGATACACTGATCTATATCGTCCTCGCCCTGAACCACGCCCGAGCCTTCGGGCGCGAGCTGCCAGTGTTTCGAGATAGGTGCGGCGTAGAACATCAAAAAATCCCTGTATCGCTGATATAGATACAGGGATTGTAGGAAATGCCGTCTGAAACGGCTTTTAATGCGGCTTAATGATTTTTCGGTTCGCTGGTTTACCCTCCGGAATCGCCGTCATGGATGTGCCTGCCGACATTGATACCGTTGACGATAAGTTCGCCGTCAATGATGACGTTACCCGTAATCTTCGCCGCCTCGCCGCCGCCGGCATTGCCTGCCGCCAAACCTGCGGTATAGGTCAACAGCCCGTTTACCGTCGCATTGCCCGTAATTTCTGTCTGAGGCGATTGGATGTCCACTTTCTGCGCCGCTTTGATTTCGACCTTGCCCGGCGTTTCCACAACGACTTCGCCGCTGCGCCGGTCGTGCGAGATGACCGTGCCGTTGGCAAACCGTTTGACCCATTTGTTTTGGTCGGATACCGGCGGCTTGTCGGAGGCATTGTAAATCGCGCCGATGACGCAGCCGTTTTCGCCGCGCGCGTCCAGCAGGCAGACCACCAGTTCGCCCACATCGGGGAGGCTGTAAAAACGGTTGCCGCCCGCCGCCGGTGTCGCCATCGGCAGCCAATCGGTTTCCATGTCGTCGAGTACGGGGATTTTTACCCGCAAACTGTGTGCCGCCGCATCGACTGCCGATACCGTACCAAATTGCATCGTTGCCGTAAAATCATGGGTTTGCACTGCCTTGCTCCTCTTCAGAAACATATTCCGTCATCTTGATTTCGATTTCCGTCGTATAGCCGCTGCTGCGCGAAAAGTCATGCCGCGACTGCTTGACCAGATATTTACCCGAAAACTTGCCGAATCCTTTCAACCGTACCATTTGACCTGCCGCCAACAGCACATTGCCGACCAGTGTAACCGTCCCCGCGCATTGGTCGTCCTGCGCATCTGCCAATTTGGCATCTGCCCTGGCATTTAATTGGGCGGTACTCTCACCCTTATTCGGCACGATACGCAATGTATCGCCCGTGCTGCCGTGTTTAGCTTTGCCTCGCTTGGGCTTGCTTTTTCGGCTTGCCGAGACCGTTTTCTTGTTTTTCGGGTCGTAGCCTTTGACATCTACTTTAGACGGCACACCCTTAATCAAATCACGCAGGCGGACACGGATGATATCCTCAGGTTTCAGGACGGCAACGGCAGGACGCTGTTTGAGCGCGTCGTTGTCGGTAAACACCAGTTTCTTGCCGACGATTTTAAAGCTGTGTCCGTATTCCTTCGCCAGCCGCGCCAAAAACTCGACATCGCGCTCCTGATACTGGGTAACGCGTTTGATGGGGATATCTTTAACCGTCCCTGTGATTTCCAATTTCAGACGGCCTGCAATCTGACGGACAATGGCGGCCAGAGTCGTGTTTTCATACGCCTTGCCGCGCAGGGTGCGGTTCGACTTGGTAATGCCCGTCGATAAAGCCTTCAGGCTGACCGTCGACGGCGGGCGGTTGTATTCGATTTCGGCAATCTCAAATTTGCCGAGAGAAACCAGCCCGGTAAATTGGTCACCCAGACTCAAAGACAAAGCATCGCCCTGTTCGGGATACCAGTTACTCAGCCAGCGACTGTCCGTATCCTCAAAATCGACCTGCAATTCGTCCGACTGCCCCTCAAGATAATCGGTATAGCTGAACGAAATCAGATAAGGCGCAACATCTGCCGTTATATCTTTGTCTTCGTAAGACAGGACGAAATCGGGCATGGTAACCGGATGGGTATTGCCGCCGTCCAAGCCCTTCAGCTTCAAAAACGCACTTAACGCATCCACGGCGGCAGCTCCTCTTGGTTATTTTTCGGTTTGGTTTCCAAAACGGGGACAAATACCGTGAGGCCGCCTGTAAACTCCTCCGCCAAAGGCAAGTGCGGATTGGCCGCAATCAGACCGTCAATCAACAGCGCATTGCCGTAATGCTTGTGCGCAATCAAATCCCATCGGTCGCCGTCTTGGGTGGTGTAGCGTATGACCGCACTCATCATTTATCCTTTCTTGCCGCAAGATAGCCGGTCAAAGCCTGGGCGGCGGCAGAGCCGTTTGCCAGCGCATCCGATGCTTCGGCTACGCCGTTTTCCACCGCATCCAACCAACTTCCTACCGAACCGCCCTCATAACCTGCCCGCAATGCGCCGACGGCTCCGCCCAGCCGGTTGGCCGCTTGTCCGGCCTGTGCCGCAAATTCTGCCGCGCCTTTCAGGTCGCCGAAAACCGCCGTTACTTCCGGCAAGGTATTGAGCCTTCCTAAAGTGCTGCCACCGACATTGAGTGCGTCCCCCAACAGGTTTAATGTCCCTGACGGGTCGTTTTTCAAATCTTTGGCCGCGCGTATCAGGTTCTGCATATCGGCTATGCCCGATTCCGCAGCGCAGTAAACCTTGATACCTTTTTCGACCGCCCTCACTACATCCGATGCCTGAGCCCGAACGCTCTCCGGTAATAAGGACAGGAGCGGATTTTGCCTGCCCGACTTGACTGCGGGCGTAGGCAGGGGATTATTCGGGTCGCCGACAAACTGGGTCAGCTCCACATCCAATTCCCGCGCCGCCGTCCGACCTTGCGCGTCCTGAATCAACGTGCGCTCCGTCAGCCGCTCAAGCACAAACCATCCGACAAAACGGCCGCTGCCGTAAACCAAAGACACTGCCTGCTGCGCCTCCAAAGCCGACAGCAGACCCTTATAAGCCGTGTCGGGATTACCCAGCCGCCAATGCAACTTGAGAGAGAAACGTAACGTCGTCAGTTCGTTTTGCAAGGCCTGCAGGCGCGGACGGCCTTTTAAGACCTCATGCTTGGCAAAGTTCGCCGAATGTTCCGCCTCAAGCGATGTGAAGCTGTTTAAAAGCTCAAATCGCACATCACCCAACATCGCATACATCAATAAGCCCTCCGTGCTTTGTCGTCCATCATGCGGCGGAACATTGCTTCGAATTCACGCAAGCCCATCTGCAGCGCAGCCTCAATCTGCTGAGGATTACCACCCGGCGCGTTGATGGTCGGGTTGTAATTGATGGTCATCCCGCCCGCCGCCTGAGTATTGCGTGCAGACGCAAATGTCTCGCCGCCCGCAGACAACCGTGCCGCCAGCGCGCCCATATGGTCGGTAAAACCGCTTTTCAGACGGCCTGCCGTATTGGCTATAGAGGCAATCGGACGAGCCGCACTCCCGTCCAAACCGATTTGCAGGCCATCCATCATCCATCCGCCAAAGCGGCGGAACACGCGGCTGGGCGAGTGAATGCCCATCACGCCGGCAAATGTTTGTTTGAGCGATGCCGCCTTTTCGGCAAACCATGCCTTGACCGACTCGAATTTGGACTGCAACCCGTTCCACAGCCCTTGGATGATGTTTGCGCCAAACTGCGTGAAGCTCGACGGCAACTGCACGCCGAACCAAGACATAACAGAGGCAAACGACTGATAAAACAACCCTAATGGAGACCAGTTGATAATCTGCGCTGAGATATTACCTATACCGCTATTGAAAAATGCCTTGATGCTTTCCCAACATGTACCGAAAAAAGAGGCTATGGAATTAACTACGCCGCCGATGAAATTACTTAAATCCTGCCACAATGCTTTTGCACCACCGACTACACCATCCCAGTTTTTATAAAGCATATAAGCGGCGACACCCAGCAGGGTCAATGCAATGCCGATAGGGGTCGTCAGAAGCATCACTCCCAGCCGCAGGAATGCCCCGCCCAACATGAGCATCTGCCTGACAACAAAACCGATTACGTTGGAGCCGAACTGTAAAAAGGTACTTCCCAGCTTCAAGACATTACGGATGACCGAACCGATGATGCTGCTGCCGATTTTCCATACCGATGAAAAAAAGCGGGCGGAGGAAGCGGCATTTTTCGCAGACAGACCGAACATACGCAGCAGCATGACGCCCCTACCTATTTTCCCAAGCCGCATCAGTTGGAACAGTCTGAAGGCAGCTTGAGCCTTAAAGAACCCCGTGGCCAAAGCACGAACAGGCATCAATGCCATACTTGCCGCATACATCAACCCCAATATGGCGAGTTTTCCTGCAAAGAATCCTGCAGCAAGTCCGACGACCCACTTAATCAGCCCTTTGTTTTCTTTCAGCCAAGGCTGCAAAGTGTTTTCTACAAATGCCTGAGCTTTTTGGGCAAACTGCTGAATTTCGGCGGCAAACACGCCGCCGAAAACGGCGGCGGTATTCTCTGCCGTACCGCCCAACGCCTCCAGTGCGGCGGAAAGCGTCCCCGTTTTGACTTGGATTCGTTCCTGCAAAGAGGCTTGCGCGTCCATTTTGGCAAGCATTTCATCAAAACCTTTAACGCCTGACTGAATCAGAATATCCGCAATCCTGCCACCCTCAGAGCCGAAAATGGCATTGGAAATATCCATGACCCCCTTGTCGCCGTATTTGGCACGAATTTTTCCGAACTCCGATTCCAAAATACCTGTAATTTGGCGTAAATCCTTGATAGAACCGTCGGTATTGAAAAAGTCGAAGTTCGCGCCCGCAGACTGCATCATCTTCCGCAATTCGCCTTTCCGCCCACGCCCTGCATATTCGAGGTTCTCAACACCCTTGGAAAGGTTTCCCAAGAAAGTGCTGAAGTTCGTACCGAACTGAGACCCTTCGATACCTTTTGTCGCCGCCAAACCTTCGATGCCGTAAATTTTTTTCTGATGCTCCAACCCCGTAAAGCCGATGTTATTTGCCTTGCCCGAGTAGTATTTCATCGCCTCGAACATATCTTCTTTTTTTAGCCCCGCCGCAAAATAGGCACGTTGGGTCAGGTCGGCGGATTTGAGCAGATCGGCTTCTTTGATGCCGTGGGCTTCCATGTTTTTGGCAAAAAAACTGCCGTCGGCAATCGGGATACCGATAACCGTATTCAGTTGTGCGGTTGCCAAGCCGCCGCCGTTGATGATGGTATCGTCTGAAATACCTTGACTTTTCAGTCCTAAAGCCATTTGGGTAAAGTCTTTTTTATTGCCCGGCAGATCTGCGCCCCATTTCGTCGTCAGACGGTCGATTTCGTCAAACCTGCCGAAACTGCCGTCTTTACGCATCATGGCGATTTTCAAATCTGCCGACGCACTTTCCTGCTCCATGTATTTTTTGACTGAAGCAATAACCGGACCGGCAACTACCGCTCCATGAGCTGCCGTATCTATCATTTCCGAACGCAATCCCGCACGGAATTCTTTGGCGTGTTCCTGTTTTTTAATGGCGTCATTCAGCTTTTTTTGAGCATAGGCAGCTTTTTGGATGGACTGTCCCATCATATCGTAATGGCGGCGCATATCGCCCAACCCGCGTTTACCCGATGCCAGCCCCTTTGAAATGGACAAACCCAGTTTGTCCTGTTGGCTTTTGACACGCTGGATTTCACTGCCCAACTCTTTGATTGTGTTTTTTGTCCGCCCGAAAACAGAAGAAAACCCTGCTTTGACGGACGCACCTAAAACAATACCTATCGCCAATTCGCTTGACATTCGATAACCCCACACCTATGATTAAAAACAAATTTGACAGACACGGGTTGACCGGCCATGAATACAAGGAAAGATGAGCAGCTGTTGGACTTTTCCGACAACTTTGAAATATCGGGGCAGATATTTTTTTGGCTGTTGTCTTCAACCGTCTTCGGGATTGTGTTTTTTTCGCTGTTTACTGCCGATCAACCCGTTATCTCAACAATATTCGGCGGCTTGATTGCCGCTTTTGCGACATTAATGGCCTCTCCATTGACCGCATTGGCAGCCGCCTTACTGGGCGGCATCCTCTCCGGATTGTTGTGTTGGACAGAGAAATCCAAAACCGCCGCATAATCTGAAGAAAAGCCGGATACTGGATTGTCCGGCTTTTTCACATCCCCCTCCGATAACCCGCCTTCATTTGGCGGGTTGCTTCTTTCTGCCAGTCTTCAAATTCGTCCAGCGGCAGCGTATAAACCTCATCCACGCTCCAACCGAACCACCAAGCCAAATCGGCGGCGGCAGACAGCAGCTGCCGCTGCGTTTCAGCCTTTGAAAGAGGAGGACTATTTGTCTTGGTCAGATTCCGTGAAGCGGCGAAACGTTTCCTGCAACTGTTTCCAATCCGCCAAATCCAAACAATCCAAGTCTTCGGGAATCATGCCTGCCATACGGGCAAACAGGGCCAGTTCTTGCTCCGCCTCATTCGTCAGGTGCGACACGGCGCGCAAATCGCCCACGCGCAAACGACGGAGCGTTACCTGTTCCAACATCTGACCCGTCGCCAGCCGTACCGGATATTTCAGTTTCACAACGGTATTTACACCCAAATCTTCTTGCAATTTCTTGGCTTCATTCATTTTCCATCTCCAAAAATAAAAAAATCACCGTATCGGTAAAGATACGGTGATTGTGTCAAAGGTCGTCTGAAACGGCTTTTAATCCGATTTAAAGATTAAGCACCAATGTTTTTACGCATTTGGTTCAAAACGTCCTGACCGTCCACGCGGTAGATATTTTTGAACGCGTTGTAGTACAGCACTTCGCGCCCGCCGACGACTTGGCGGACTTCTGTTGCCTGGTAGGTTGAGCTAAATTCCGCCTTTTCCTTCGGCTTGTAGCCGCCCAGGGCGTTTTTGGAAAACACTGCCGTTACCGTGGTTACGATGGGGACTTCTTCTGCCAAACCTGACGCATTGAAGGTCTGCAGGTTGCCGCGCACCATCAGTTGCACAGCTTTAAAGGGGTTGGATGCCTTCTTGGCCACCTCGGGATAAAAGCTGTTCCAAGTAACTTCGCCTTCCAGGGCTTCTACGCCATTGGGCAGTTTGATGGTACCGACCATACCCAAACCGGTATGGTCGTCCTGCCCAAACTCAAACTCGGGCAGTTTGAACTCGGATGCGTTACCCAACAGGCTGTTGCCGTCGATATAGACGTTGGCATTGTAGATTGCATTGATTGCGCTCATCTTGTTTCCTTTCTTTTTTCAGACGGCATTAGGACGCAGAAACCAGATTGGCCAGGTATTTGCGGGTCATCACGCTGGTATTGGTCAGACGCTCGGCAAGCAGCTTGGGCGTGTAGTCGTACACAATCGGCACTTGGCCTTTACTGAACGCATCCGGCAGGTCGTAGTCATAGTCCAAACCGACCGAGAAACCTACGATGGAAGGCAGCGTACCCAAATAGGTGCGTACCGTCTCAATCAAACTGTCGATTAAGGCATCGTCAATCGGACGGTCGACATATTGCAGCTCTGCGCGACGGATGGATTCGTCGATGATGTCGCCGGTGCGTTGCGCCACTTCAAAGTTTTTAATATGCGAAACCGTTGGGAAACAGGCAAGGCGGTTGCCCCACATACGATAGCCCGTACCATAGCTGTTGAATACAGTCGTAATGCCTTTTTCGTTCAGACGGTTGGTTTCGGACTGCGGGTCGTCCGCACGGGCGGTCAGTCCGATTTCCACGCCGGTCACGCCCAAGAGTTCGCGGTTGGAGATGCTGTACCAGTAGCCCTGTTCCACATCGGTTTTCATACGCAGGCCGGCGGCGTGGACAGCGAGGCTCTCCAAACCCAAGAGCCCGACGACGTAGGGGTAAAAGAGCTGACAGCGGTCGGACGAAGTTTGGAAATTGATGCTGCCCAACGGACCGCGTCCTTCCAAAGCCTTGCCCAAGCCTGTGCCTTTCGGCGCGGCAGCATAGGCGATGGCTTTCAATTTGCCCGCAATGATTTCCATTGCTGCGCGGACTCCGGCGTTGCCGTCATACTCGGGAGCGATGATAATTTTCGCGTCCGCGCCTTGTCGGTTGAAACCTTCGGTCAAGAGTTCCAAACCGGTGCGTTTTCCCGTTGCCGCCACATATGCGCCGATAATGTCGGCTTCGGTCACTTTCGTCGGGTCGGTATAGGTGTAGCTGATTTCCGCGGCGGACGGTTTGGTTTTGAACACAATTTCGCCCGTCAGCGTGTTGATGGTGTAGTGCGTGTTTTCGGTCAGGGGGCTGTTGCCGTCTGAAACCGCGTAGCCGCTTTGCAGGGCAGGCTTGGCGGTTTTGGCTGTCAAGGTGTCAGGATCAACCGCCAATACTTCGTTGCTGACGGTTGTCTTATGTTTGGCAGGGTCGCAAACATTGACAACATAAGCGACACCGCTGCCGTAGCGCGTCCAGATGTGTGCGGCATCCGGCAGAGTAAAGCCCTTGCCGGTCAGCTCGCCGCCGAATCGGGCAAAATCTTTTTTAATTTGACATACCGTCAGCTCATTGACCGCGCCGACTGGCGCAGTGCCGACGATGGCGGTAATTGCGCCGTCAACGGTATAGACAGGATTGGAGCCGCCGTCGATGCGGATGGTCTCCGTGCCGTGATGGTAGGCTGCTGCCATGATGGATACTCCTATTTTTTAGGTTTTAAATCGGTATTGAGGTCTTGGTCGGTTCGGCGATAGCGGGCAGCGACGAAGAGGGGGCGTTTTTCTTCACGACAAACTTCAACCTGCTGAGTCTCAGTTTGCAAGACAAGCTGATACTGCCATGCGCCAGCATCCTCGGCCAAAAACTCCTCGCTGATAAGGTGGCAGGGCTGGCAGTTCGGCGGCGCGAAACCAACCATAGCAAGACGTGTCTCATCTAAAATCGCCAGCGTGCCGTCATCCGCATTAAGGCTGCTGCCGAAAATGGTCAACACCAACCTGACATCGCGCTGCTGTGCAATACGACCTAGCTGCTCGATTTCGCCAAATTTGCTACCGCCGTATCCGACCAAGATTGCTCCGACCGGATGGATAAATTGGTATTCGGACGGACGCTCGGGGAAAGCCTCAACGCTGACCCACGGGATAGCGGCCTGCAAATGTTCTACTACCGCATCAATAATCGGACGTGTCGCGCTCATCAGTAGCCTCCCAAATCCATTTTGTCGCGCACTCGGACGTGATACGCGCCCGGTTCGGGTTGCGACGGCTTGTCCAATGCGGCGATGCCGATGTGAATCTTGCCGTCGCGGATGGCTTCCAGCGTCTTAATGGTTGCGTTGTAGGCAGTTTCCAGCGGTTTCGGAAAGTCGGCGCGGTTGATGCGGCGGCTGTGCAAAAAATGGCGGGCGATGTTGATGCACAAAGGCTGCAACACCGTCGGCGTTTCCTTCAGCGGCAGCACATATCTGCCGCGCAGGTATCCGTCCACCAAATCACAGGCATAACGCACTGCCGCATCAATGACCTGAGCGTCGGGTTCTGTCCCACGCGCATTGTCGTTGGTCAGTTGCACCAACTCCATTTGGCCCATCGCAGCCGTCAAATCATCCGCGCCGATATACATTGGCTTACTCCGCCCCTTCGGCTGCTGCCGATTTTTTACCGCGTTTCGGCTTTTCAACTTCGCCCGTAGGGGCATTGCCTGTATCAT